ATTTTCTACAGTAGAAGTAAATAAACTGTTGGGTGATGTCCCCCCTTCTGGTACTGGAGATGTTATTTGTATTAGTCCAGACTTAATAAATTTTTCAAACCTAAACAGCAGTATGAGTACTTTTTGTGTAGGAACCTATATATATATTGATAGCCAATATGTAGAGTCCGTTTCTATTGGTTTTGAATACACAGATACTACTACCGCTTCTATAGTTCAAAAAATAAAAACATATCCTGTATCCACTGCTGGTAAATGGATTTTTATTTCTCAAACATCTGAAATTGTTAGCGAAAATACAGGACTAAGAGCAGTTATAAAAATTAAATCTAATAGCGGTGGATTAGTTTCTTCAGACTACCTATATTATATAAATGGAGTTACCGTTGGTCAATGGTCTGAAGAGTTTAATAATTCATCCCTTGGCCTTATACCAATATCAATGCCTGAAACAATTGCATTAAATTCAACACAGGTCGTGCCTTCTCCAGCATACGGATTATCTGGAGACGCTGCATACTACATAGTTTCAGATAATAGATTGCTTGCAAAAAATACTAGCATACCACTAGTCTATGGCGCATCAAACGTTACAACGTTAAATCCAAATTTAAATGGAGAGCCTTCTTTAATTGTTCCAGGTAAGGGATTTTTAAATAAGGTAGGTCAATATAAAGAATATACTGCTGAATTTTGGCTAAGAATAAACTCTGACTCTGTAGCGTCTAAAAAAATATTTGGACCAATTGCATCAAATGATGGATTGTATGTAGATGGTGGATTTTTAACTTTGGTAATTGGTAATAACTTTGTTTCTCACTATGTTGGTGAATGGTTTAGGCCAATGCTAATTCAAATAAGATTAATTAGAAATGCTGCAACATTGGTTCTTAATGGCGAAGAAGTTGCATCTTTAGTTATAGAAACAGATAACTTAGTTTTACCAGAAGAGTACAACGAATTAAATGAAAGCCAGGATTGGCTAGGATTTTACTGTTATTCAGATATAAGCCCAATAGATGTTGACTGTGTTGCAATATATTCATATCAGGTTCCTTTAAGTGTTGCAAAAAGAAGATGGGTATATGGTCAAGGAGTTATATCTCCAGAAGGAATAAATTCAGCATACGGAGGTACTTCAGCATTTATTGATTACTCCTTTGCAGATTATACGGCTAACTATAGTTATCCAGACTTTGCTGAATGGCAACAAGGATCGTTTGATAATTTAACAACAACTTCTAAAGTATTAAGAACACCAGAGTACGCCTTACCAGAAGTATACTTATCAGATAAAAATATTAAAGATCTATACGATAACAATTTATCAATTCAAGGCGAAGAGTCTGGCCCAGTTAATGAATACAGTTTTATTACCTTTAGACCAAATAACTCATGGAATACAAAAACCTGTTACTTTAACTTTACAAGTTTTAACATCTTAAATACGCAGATTGCTGCTTTTTATGGAGTATTTAGCAACCACAATCTTGATTCGACTCAAACACTTTTTAAAGTATATAACTCTATAAATAGTAACTATTTTATAATTCAACAAGATGAAAACGTAATTTCTTACATTTTAAATTATAATGGAGTAGATGAAATAATATACACCTCAGAAATAATTGAAGAGCATCAACTATTTTCTGTAGGAATTAATATAGGCTCTTTAGTCGAAACTTATGGTGGAAACCTTGCTACATTTTTTGGCAATAGAAATTCTTTAAAAGTTTATGTTGCTGGAGACGGTTCGCTAGCAGGAACATTTTTAGGAAGAACCTATTCTGTTGGGTTTTCAACATTAAAAAATTCACTATTAATATCTAGTTATTTTAATAATGACGGCATTGCAATATTTGATGATTTATCAGTTAGTGGAGTTGTAGAAGAAGAAAATGCAATTGCATTAGTTGAACATTTAGCAAGTTACACACTCTTACCACTACAGTCTTATGGAACATATTTCTTAGACATAGGCGTATCTGGATCATGGCAAGATTATCTTCCACTATCATATTTTGGTCAGTATGTAACCAATGATGTTGGTAATCAATTTTATGATTTAGATTTTTTACAGTTTAATATTGGCGTCTCATCTCCTACAGTTCTTTTTGAAGAAGAAACAACATCTTCTTGGACATACTTAGATCTATATCAGTCCTACTTTCAACCAGTACAAAGAACATACTACGATTTTGATAATCAATTATTAACTGGATGGAATAACTATGAAGATGTAGAACAAAGGGCTGTAAAGACATATACATATGACACCACTAACTCTGCAATTAAAAGTTATGTAACTTTGCAATATGTAGAAGATGGGGCAAACTTACTTGACAGCAACTTTACAACAATTGAGCCAGTTTACCGTGATTCAATTATAGACATTGACGAGCATCCAAATTGGGAAACAACAAAGTTTGAGGTTATTAACAATGCATTAATTTATCCAACAAAAACTATAGATTTTAATGAACTAGCAATTGTATATCATTTAGAATTTAATGTGCGTGGAATATTAAACAGACCAGTTTCATTGAGCAGGTTAGAGATTGCATCTCAAGCATTTAATGATAACTCATTTAATCCTATTGGAACCAGATTTGGCGTTGACCTGTTTCCATACAAACGTTCAGGAATTTATTTTGACTATAAATCAAAAAATCCATTTACAATATATAAAGGAAGTACACCATACCTATACCTGACAAAAGATTCTGGAATTCAAGTTCGTGGAGAAATACTCTCTTTAGAAAGTCGTGGAATTTCTTTGCCAATAAATCAAACATTATCTTCAGAGTACCTGGTTAGTGCTATTCAAATGTGGATTAGATATCCTGAAACAGAATTCCCCGCAGTTCCTACAGAGTTATTTGAAATTATTTATAAAGAAGATACTATAAAATTTTATATAGTAGCAGATAGTGACACAGGCTTAAGGGCAAGGGTTTTTGCAAAAGGTATTTTAGATAATGGGGTAACAGATAATTTAATATATTATTGGAACGGATCTGTAGTTAGAGAGCCAATTTTAACATCTAAGGAGTGGGGGGTATTGGGTATATCCTTTGCTTCTGCTCTCGATTTTGATGAATTTTTAGGATCAATAAATGTTAACGGTCCAGTGTTGTTTAATAACGTTTCTTACTATCAGGCAAACAATTTGCAAAAAGTTCAAAAAACAATAACAAGGCCTTGGATAAAGGCTAAAACAGACGGCATAACAAACTTTAACTGGGATTACTATACTAGTAATAACTTTACTTGGAACAGAGTATTAGTAATAGGATCAACAGACTTATATGGTGTTAATCCATCAGAAGTATATAAAACTTATCTTGGAACAAATAAAATAATATTTGACGATGATAATGGTTTAAGCGTAGACTCAGACAAAATGAAAATATATCAAGATGTAGGTTGGTCAATAAATACCGCCTCAGCACTGTAATATGGTATACTGATGGTTATGGATAATGAAATTCTTAAAAAAGTTGGCAATGTCCGACGCAAAGTAATAGAAAAAGATTATAATTGGGGCCTGTACGTGTATAAAAAATCTGATGGGTCTTGGTTTACTGACGGTAGCGGAAGCATATTAAACATTCCATCTGAGCGTGGAGACATATCTAAGATTGCAGAATTAAAAAAGGTTGCTATGCACTATGGAGATGATGGAGAGGGAAATACAGTTTTTGTCCCTGGACTTACAAGAATTAGCGAGGAAGAACACTCTGAGCAGTTAGATAGAATGAAGAATGGTTTAATTCCTTCCATGAATGATCATGGTGCTTGGGTAGCAGCACGACAAACCTATGATAAGTATGGTAGCAATGAGTGAGGAATACGTAAGGGTTGGATTAAACACACAACCAGAGCAAGAAAATGCTTTTACACAGCAGGATCCATTTAATAAATCTTGGGAACAACTTAAAGATTTTGGCGGATTAGATCAAAACTTTCGTAGAAAAACTGCAAGGAATGTAACAAAGGCAATGACCTTTGCAACAAATGAATATCTTGATTCTGCTAATGCAACGCCATCTGGTGTAGATGCTGGATCAAAAGCAATTAATCCTGGCACGGTATATAGAAATGGCTACGGACTATTTGATGTAATCACCCCTCCATACAACATGTATGAGTTGGCTAACTTTTATGACACATCATTTGCTAATCATGCTGCTATTGATGCTAAAGTAGAAAACGTAGTTGGTCTTGGATACCGCTTTGATATTGCAGATAGAACAATGTTAAGGTTTGAAATGAATGAAGATCAAGCAGCAGTTAATCGTGCTCGTAACCGCATTGAAAGAATGAAACTTGAATTAAAAGATTGGCTAGAAAATCTTAACGATGATGATTCATTTACAAAAACAATGGAAAAGTTTTACACAGATGTTCAGGCTACTGGCAATGGGTTTCTTGAAGTAGGCAGAACTGTTACTGGAGAGATTGGCTATCTTGGTCACATCCCAGCAACTACAGTTCGTGTGCGCCGCCTACATGATGGATTTGTGCAAATTATTGGTAACTCTGTAGTTTACTTTAGAAATTTTGGGGCAAAAAATAAAAATCCAATGACTGCAGATCCACGCCCAAATGAAATTATTCACTATAAAGAATACTCTCCGTTAAATACATTTTATGGTATTCCAGATATCATAGCAGCCATGCCTTCTCTAATTGGAGATCAACTTGCTTCACAATACAATATTGATTATTTTGAAAATAAGGCTGTTCCAAGATATATTGTAACTTTAAAAGGTGCAAAATTATCATCTGACGGTGAAGACAAAATGTTTAGATTCCTACAGACTGGTTTAAAATCTCAGTCACACAGAACTCTTTATATCCCGCTTCCTGGAGATACAGAAAATAATAAAGTTGAGTTTAAGATGGAGCCAATTGAAAATGGTATTCAAGAAGGATCATTTAAAGAGTATCGCAAGCAAAATCGTGATGATATTTTAATTGCACATCAAGTTCCAATTTCTAAACTTGGTGGAGCAGATTCTGGGATTGCAGCAGCACTATCGCAAGATCGTACCTTTAAAGAACAAGTGTCTCGTCCAGCACAAAAGCATCTTGAAAAGGTTGTTAATAAGGTTATTCGTGAAAAGACAGATATTCTTGAACTTAAGTTTAATGAATTAACTCTCACAGATGAAATTGCTCAATCTCAAATTATTGAACGCTATGTAAAAACACAGGTTATGACTCCAAATGAGGCTCGTGAAAAGTTAGATCTTCCACAAAGGGCCGATGGAGATGAGCCATTTATTATGTCTGCAAGACAAGCAACCGATTCAAGGGCTAATTTAGCAGGGAATCGTGAAAGAGATGCAGAACGAACAAATAATAATTCTGACTCTACAAGTACTATATCTGGTCGTAATCCACAAGGCGAAGGCAGATCATCTCAATAAATGAGATATTTGTAAAATAGTTTGGTATAATGGATAACGATATGTTAATAAATAAGGCTCATTGGGAAACTAGTGGCGACAGCGTTCGTCTATCAATGCCTATTGGCAAAGTTGATATAGAGCGTCGCATGGTTTCTGGATTTGCTACTTTGGACAATGTTGATAAACAAGGTGACATTGTAACAACAGAATCAAGCATTGAAGCATTTAAAAATTTTAGAGGTAATCTACGTGAGATGCATCAACCATCTGCAGTTGGAAAGATTGTATCATTTAAAGAAGATCGTTATTTTGATCCATCAGTTAAAAAGTTTTATAGCGGAGTATACGTTTCAGCATATGTTTCAAAGGGTGCACAAGATGCATGGGAAAAAGTTTTAGATGGAACATACAAGGGTTTTTCTATTGGCGGTAACATTAAAAATTGGGATGATGCATTTAATGAAGAGTTAAACAAGAGTATTCGTATAATTAAAGAGTATGATTTATTTGAGTTGTCATTGGTAGATAATCCAGCAAACCAATTTGCAAATATCGTATCTATTGAAAAAGTAGATGGTAAAAATATTGTTGGCGGATATCTTTCAAAGGCAGAAATTGAAAATGTATTCTGGGATTCAGAAACTGGAATTGTTATGGTTTCAGAGTCCGAAAGTGAAACAAGTCCTACATCAGGAAAAGCAATGCAAAACATTGGTTTTATTGAAAAAGGAGATAAAAGCAATACAGAAACACTAAAGTTCTTAGTTGATAGTGCTAAAGGCATTAGTACAATTAAGATTACAAAGGAGGTTAGTCCTATGACTGAAGCAGCACAAGCAGTAGTTGAAACTGCAGTTGAAGAAGTACAGGTCGCTCCAGAGGCACAGCCAGTAGCAGTTGAAGAAACTGTTGCAGTTGCAAATGAAGCACCAGCAGTTGAAGAACTTGCTCTTGCTAAATCTAGCGATGGTAGTGCAAATTCTTCTATTGAAAAAACAGAAGAGGGAGAAGTTGTTGCAACTGAAACTGTTGTAGCAAAATCCGATGAAGTAATTGTTGAGGCAGTTACAGAAATCAAAAATTCTCTTACAAATGCCTTTGGCGATTTAGCAACAACCGTTAAGTCTCTTCATGAGCAAATTGTTGCATTGAGTAAGTCTCTTGACACCGTATCAGGTGAGGTTAAAACCGTATCTGATGAGGTAAAAAATGTTAAGGGAGTTTTTAATGAGTTTGGTAAGCGAGTAGATGCCGTAGAGCATGATACCGCTTTCCGCAAGTCTGGCGATCTAGGCGAGATCGTGCAGTTTGAACCCTCAAAAGTTCAGAAATCCCTATGGGGCGGTCGTTTCCTCACATCAACCGACCTATTTAACTAAAGTACAAAATCACTAGGAGGTGAAAATAATGTCGGAACAAAATAAAGACCTAGAAAAGAATTACCCAGGCGCAGCAAGCAATTCAACTGCAGAGATTAACTCTGAAGGTGGATTTGTTTCTGGTGGTATTGGTAGTGCAACTGGTTTAAACTCTGCAGGAGCATCTGTAGGATCACAACTTGGTAACACTGCAACTGCAGCGTTCGGTTCAACAACTGGAGCAAATGCAGTAAACCCAACAGGTGTAGCAGGTGGTATTCTAGCACCAGAGCAGGCTCGTCGCTTCATCGACTATGTGTGGGATGCAACAGTTCTCGCTAAAGATGGTCGTAGAGTTACAATGCGTGCTAACACAATGGAGATCGAAAAGGTCAACGTTGGAGAGCGTGTAATCCGTGCAGCAGCACAAGGTGCACCAGATTATACAAACATCGGCGCAACATTTACAAAAGTTGAATTAACAACCAAAAAGATTCGTCTTGATTGGGAAGTATCAACAGAAGCACTTGAAGACAATATTGAAGGTGGAGCACTTGAAGATCATCTAGTTCGCTTGATGACCAATGCTTTCGCAAACGATATTGAAGATCTTGCTATTAATGGAGATGGAACAACATCCCCATTCCTTTCAATCATGCCTGGCTTCGTAAAGCAAACTCGTGGAACAGTAGGAAATGCTGCTCACGAATATATTGCAACAGTTACAGACGATAACTACACTACATCAGTAATGCAAGGCTTGCTATTAGCAATGCCTCGTAAGTACCGTGCACTTAAGAACAATCTTAAGTTCTACGCAGGTACTGATGCTTTTGCTGGTATTGTTCGTAACAACGGTACATTAGCAGATGCTATCTCAGCAGCGTTCTCTGATCGCACTGGTAGCACTCAAGCAAATCGTCAAGAGTTTCTTGATGGTGGAGCACAGACACTAGGTAATACACGTACCACTCGTGTACTTGGTGTAGATGTTCTTGAAGTTCCTTACTATCCTGCAGGTTATGTTGATTTAACATTCCCTCAGAACCGTGTATGGGGTTTCCAAAGAGACATCACTGTAAACCGTGAATACAAGCCAAAGAAAGATACTATCGAATACACAGTATTCGTACGATTTGGTATCCAATGGGAAGAACTAGATGCAGTCGCTTATGTTGACGCAGATAGTGCTGATTCCTAAGATCTAAAAAATCAAATATTAGGGAGGGTAGCGTAAAAACTACCCTCCTTATTCTTATTCTGGTATAATTACAAATAAGCATAGGAGATTTATGAATTTAACAATTGAAGAGTTATCAACTAAAACCGTAATGGCATTAAAAGCATATGCAAAAAAAAATAATATAGAACTGTTTGACGCAAACACTAAACTTGAAATATTAGAAATTCTTGCTAGTTGGATTCCACCAGAAAATACAAAAGAGTTAGTAGAAAAAGAAAACAAAACAAAAACACTAATAAATAAGGTAGCCTTATATTCACAAAGAAACCTACATATGGATAGTTTAGGGGCTTTAAAAGTAGGATACAACATAGTCTCAAAGGAGGCATCGGAAAAGTGGCTAACACACAAACTGGTACGTATTGCACAACCAGAAGAAGTAGCCTCATACTACGGTAAATAAAAATGCAGATACTACGTCTTCCACCATACCCACTTTCTGTAACTTATAAAGTTCCAGATGCTAATGCTGACTATATAATTGTTATTGAAAACATTGCAGAATTAACAGAAATCGAAGAGTCTGTAGAGTCTAATGCTGCCAAAGATATCACTTATTCTTTAGATGATGACTTTGTTAAATATGATAAGTCTTATGCATTAACTATTTATGAAGATGGTGGTTCTTCAGGAGAAATACTTGTTCGTGGAGATGTCGTCGTACAAGATAATCTAGAAATTATGAGGCCATACGTAGATCCAACATCTTTGGCTACATCTAATACAGCAACTGATATAGCACTTTATAAAGGTTATGAAAATTTAGCAAGAGCAATTATTGATGCTGCCGTTGGTGGATTTTATTATGACAGAACTTATTTAGAAGTTGTTGGTCAAGGAAATGATTATTTACCGCTTTGGAAAAAAACACACAAACTTTTAAAAATATATGAAAATGCAGAACTAGTATACGATATAGAAAATGAAGAAGGTCCAGCCTTAACAGACTATACATTTTTTATAACTAAAGATAAAACAGCAATCACTAAAGATCCACTTGAAAATGTTGACTCTATAAATCGTGCAGAAAGAAGATATTCTCGTATACCTCTAGGCATATCTGACTCTATGAGTTTATTTGATACAGAAGATAGTGGAAATACTCAAACTGTTGTTCCAGGCGTAGCATTTTCAGAAGGTGCAGATTACATTATTTTAGCAGAAACAGGATATAAGGTTGTTCCTTATGATATTCAAGACGCAACGTTAATGTTAATTGATGATATTAAGTGTGGAAAATTAGATTATTATAAGAGATATATTAAAAACTATAGCACTGATCAGTTTAAAATTGAATATGATAAGCGTCTAATTGACGGCACTGGAAACATATTAGTAGATAAAATTTTAGAAAAATATAAAGAGAATATTATTCGTCCAGGAGTATTATGATGGAAGACTGTACAACAACAGACTTTCTTTATCCAATGAAGGCAGATTTATATTATCCAGTTATAACACAAACTCAATATGGACAGGCAAGCAGGACATGGTTTTATGACAGAACTATTATCTGTAATGCTACTTCTGTAGGAGGAGCAGGTACTGAACAAATTAAGCCAGAAGCATTTTTACAACATGAAAACAAATTAATAGCAAGAACAAAGACAGATCCAAGAATGTCTTCAACTCAAACAGATAATGCTATTACAAACATTTTAATTACAAACATTCGTAATACCAATGATGAACTTATATACAGAGAAACAGGGGGACCAAGGTCTGGGCGTGGAACTATATATGAAGTAGCAACAGTAGATCCTTTTAGTGGACCATTTGGCTCAGTTGAATACTTTAAAATATTGTTGCGTAGGACAGAAAATCAAACCATAACAGACTAATGATAATTACAACAAATACTAAAAGTTTTAATAAACAAATGAACAATATTGTTGAATATGCTTTTGGTTTTTTAGAGGGTGCTCAAAAAGGTAAAACTATTTTTTTAAAAAATTTAGGAGCAGGAACAATAGAAGCAATGGCTAGATATGTAGATGTTTCAGCAAGAGGAAATCCAGCAGCACTTCAACATGTTTATGAATGGTATCAAGTTGGTAGCCCTAGCGCAAGATTATTTAACATTAACTATACAGTTAGCAATCTAGGATTAAGCATTAATTCAAACTTTAAACAGTCAAAAACTGTTAAAAAAGATTCTAACGTACCATTTTACAATAAAGCAAAAATTATGGAAGATGGCATTCCAGTTACAATAAAACCTAGAAGATCACCAGTCTTGGTGTTTAGTGAAGGTGGGCAAACAGTGTTTACCAAAAAGTCAGTAGTTATTTCTAATCCTGGAGGAAGTCAGGCTAGGGGATCATTTGAAAAAATTATGGATGAGTTTATTTTAAAATATTTTAAACAATCGTTTTTACGGGCTAGCGGAATGTATGATTATATTAAAAAACCAACAGTATTTAAAAAAAATATTAAGGTTGGTTCTCGAATGGGTAAATCCAAAGGTATCGACACTGGCTTTAAATGGATTGTTAATGCAAAGATTGGTGTAGAATAGTATTATGTCAGAGTTAATAAGTGTAAATAATAATACAGGATTTCCACCTGTTTTTTTAAATGCCTATGTTCTTGAAGAATTAAGAAAGTTTAAAGGGGTTGATGGCAATCCACTAATGCCAACTGGACCAGAACCATTTCAACCATTTTTTCCAGCACAGGTTCCTGATAGCGTGGAAGGTATCTATAATGACATTCCATTTATTAGAAACAACCCAGATACAACAGTAATTATCTTTGATAGACTTATCAGATTTAGACCAACAACTTTTTATAGACATAAAAGAGAGCAATTAATATATTTTATTTATAGTCCAAATCTTTCTAAACTAATTGACACTACTAGGGTTATTATTGAATGCCTAGATAGAGAAGATGCTGCTGCTCAAGACCTAAACCTCTGGATATCTGAAAATGATATTCTTGATGAAAATGAAAATGCTATTGCTAAAAATGTATTTTTTCACAATATAAAGGTTTATCAGGCAGATGAAAGTAGAGATATATTAGAATTAGCCTCTGCTAGAACCCTAGGATTAAACAAACTTATTATTGAATATGATTATCACACAGGTGGGGGTGGGGTATCAGAAAGATACACATAAAACGGTGTTATAATTAACATGAGGAAACAAACGCCAAACAACTTAATATCTATTTCTATAGAAAGAGGTGAATAAATGGCATATAGTCGTGGAACATCGACCAACATTATCGTTGGCGCTGCAGCACTTTTTGTTGCAGACACAACTTTAACTCCAGGTACACTGGAAAGTTTTGATACTGAAGAATCATTCAAGGAAACCCTTGCTGATGATGCAGGTTATACAAACGTAGGTTACACCATGAACGGTCTTGAATTACAGTTCCAACCAGACTTCGGTGAAGTACAGG